GATGATTTGGTGGACAGTACAACACAGGCAGTAATGCGATTTAGACAGGGAGGGTTTATAACTTTACCTGATGATGAAAAAGAAGATAGCATTCCTACCCCAATAAGAGAATATTATTAATGGCATCAAATTATATAAATAACCTATCAAACACTTATCAACAAAGTCCTTCTTTGCAAAATCAATTTGCAACAGAACAAGACTACTTAGATCTATTTGATAATAATAAAACTACTCCAGCAATGGCTCAAGCTTATGTTCCAACTAATGATACAACCGGAATTAAATCTATTGTTAACACTACAAAACCTATTATAAATCAAGGTGGTGGTGGTGATGGACCTCCAGGTGCTCCACCAGGAGCAAAAACAGGATTCTCATCTCAAGGCGCACCATATGGAAATGCAAAAGGTGGTATGCATGATTATAGTGAGACAGGAATTATGGGTACAGGAATTACAGGTAAAGGTCTTCTAGCTGCTTTAGGTTTTGCACTAAATCCTATAGGTTTTTTTGTAGGACGATATGCTAAAGATAGATACAAAGCTTATAAAGAAAAAAAAGCAGCTGAAGAGAAAGTAGCTAGAGAAAAAAATCAGGCAGAAATAAATGCTATTCAAACTAGAATAGATAAAGAATATAGAGACTCTATACCAGGTGGAAATTTTGATGTTAGTGGACCAGATACTTCGGGTAATCCAACAGGTGCAAGTAATAGAGCTAGTCAAGAAAGAGGTCACCAAATGCACGGAGCAAGAGGTGGTTTTGTACCAACAGGTCTTTCTAGAAGAAGCTATTTCAACGGCGGCATCGTTAGTCTACGGAGACGGTAATGGCCGAAGAAACTCTATTCACAGATATTATAAACAATTTAGGTAAGGCAAAAAAAGAAGGTAAAATCTCTGGCGGCTATCGTTATAAAGATGGCAAGCTAAATATTGGCGGCGGTTACTATGGCGACGATTCGATGTTAGAGATCGACGTTAACAAAGACGGCGGTAACATATTATTTAAAAAAAGATTCAAGGACGGCGGATCAACTAATGGTTCCGGCGATAAAGCATTTACTGGAAAAGTAAAAGAGCTTATGGATGATGGCTATGAGTTTGGCGAAGCAGTCAAAGAGGCTATGAGACAGGGATATAAAAACGGTGGTAATGTTGCTCTTATGGAAGCTTCTATACAAAAAATGTACGCTGATCATGGTCAAGCTGTAGTAGATGCAGAGTCATTATTAAAATATAAAAAATCAGTTAGAGATCTTACCGAAGATCAAAGAGGTAATCTTAAAAGAAGATTACAAAAATATAAATCTTTTATAAAAGAAAATAATAGAATGCCTAATGAAACAGAAGCTAGAAAGTTAGGAAGAAAAGACAAAGCTATTACAGATTCTGTTGGAAAAGATGGTAAAGGAGTTACTGAAGAATCTATTAGAGAAAATATGATTAACAAAGGCAAAGTAGTTCGGATGGTGCAAGGTAAAGTTATTTTTGCAGATCCCATTAAACAACAACAATTTGTAGAAGAATTAACTAAACGATATGCATTGTCTAAAAATTCTACTAAATCTAAAAAAGCAAATGTTTTATCAAATAAAGATTTTTATGATAAATTTTTTAAAGGCTACTATTCAGAAAGTAGTGTTAGAACAGTTATTGATAGATTTAAAAAAAATATGGATTTAGAATATAATAAATTAAGTCTTTCTGAAAAAAATATAAGTAAATTGAATAGAATAGCTGACGAAATTATTTCACAAGGTGGAAAAAGAATTAGTGGAACTAAAACATCTCCAGCTCATCATTTATTTCCATTAGGAGATGAATATGTAAAAGCAAATGCTAGAAATTTTGCAATTATAGATCAAAAAACAAATTCAGCGATGCAATCATATAATAAAACATTAAAAAATTTAGTAAATGATAGACAACAAATAATAAAAGATAAAATAGACAACAAAATAACAATAGAACAATTTAATACAAAAAATAATAAAATAGACGAAAGAGCTACAAAAGTAATTAATAGATATAATAAAAATAATCCAAAAAATGAAGGTTTATTAAATTGGAGAAAATTATCTATGATAAATAATAATGAAGTAGTAAGAGGTAAAGCTATTGGTGGAGATTATAAAAGACATACTTTAGATCCAAACAACAAAACATTAATTGAAGATTTAAGTAAAGAAGATCTTAGAAAATATAGAGAATCACTAAAAAAAACAGCTAAATTAAATGATCTAAAACAAATTAAAGGTGTTACTACTGCTGATAAAATTGAGCAACCAGAAAAATCTAAAATTAGAAGTATGTTTGACAAATTTAATGTAGCTAATGTTTATAAAAATGTAAGACCTGGAATTGATAAATTTACCACTATGTTTCCCGGCAAAGCAGATAATGCCATAGCTGCTGCAATAGATTTTCCGATGATGTACATGTCTGGATTACCTCTACCTGCTGCTGCTGCAAGTTCCGCTTCCATGTTTTTAAACAAACCTAATTTAGGTAAAGGAATTAATATAGCTTTAGAATCTGCGGCACTAACTGATGAAGAAAGATTTTTAAAAAAAGCAAATGAAAGAAGAGAAGGTATAGAATCTGTATTAAGAAATGCTCCCGGTAAAGTTAAAAAATATCTTACACAAGGAGAAAAAGCTACATATCAGAATATAGAGGATTACTTGCCAGATGAGGATTTATCAGGTATATTGTCAGTCAAAGGTGTACAATAATTAACAGGAAAGAGATATGGCTAAAATCGAAGACGCATTACCCAACGAAACTATTACTGACGAAGCTTTTGTAGAACAAGAAGTTGACGTTTCAGAAGTTGACGTTCCTACGCAAGAAGGCGAAGCAAATGTAACTATGGATGAAGAAGGTGGAGCAGAAATTAATTTTGATCCTAATGCTATGGAAGGATTAGAATCACAAGACCATTTTTCAAACTTAGCAGAAATTATAGACGAAAGTTATCTAGGTGAACTAGGTTCAAATCTATTTGACAAGTACACAGACTACAGACAATCTCGTGGTGATTGGGAAGACACTTACAGAGAAGGTTTAAATCTTTTAGGATTTAAATATGAACAAAGAACTCAACCTTTTAGAGGAGCAAGTGGTGTTAACCATCCTGTTCTTGCTGAAGCGGTTACACAATTTCAAGCGCAAGCTTACAAAGAATTATTACCAGCAGATGGTCCAGTTAGAGCACAAATTTTAGGAGATGTGTCTAATGAAAAACAAGACCAAGCTACTAGAGTAAAAGATTTTATGAATTATCAAATCATGGATCAAATGCCAGAGTATGAACCTGAATTTGATCAGATGCTTTTCTATTTACCCCTAAGTGGTTCTACCTTTAAGAAAATTTATTATGATGATCTTTTGGGTAGAGCTGTTTCTAAATTTGTACAAGCTGATGACTTAGTAGTGCCTTACTCTGCAAACTCATTAGAAGATGCAGAAGCTATTGTTCATGTTTTAAGAATGTCAGAAAACGAAATTAGAAAACAACAAGTTTCTGGTTTTTACAAAGACATAGAAATTGGTGAGCCACCCGTTACAGAAAATCAAGTTAAAGATGCTGAAAGAAGATTAGAAGGAATTTCTAAAGATGGTAATCAAGAAGATCAATATACACTTTTAGAAATGCATACAGATTTAGATTTAGAAGGTTTTGAAGATATGGGTGAAGATGGTGAGCCTACAGGAATTAAACTTCCATATATTGTAACTATTTTAGAATCTACTAACGAAATTTTATCTATTAGAAGAAATTACACAGAAGAGGATCCTTTAAAAACAAAAATAAAATACTTTGTACAATATAAATTTTTACCAGGTACAGGTTTTTATGGTTTTGGTTTGATTCACATGATTGGTGGTTTAACTAGAACAGCAACTTCTGCATTAAGACAATTATTAGATGCTGGAACTTTAGCTAACTTACCTGCTGGTTTTAAAACTAGAGGAATAAGAATTAGAGATGATGCACAACCTTTACAACCTGGTGAATTTAGAGATGTAGATGCACCTGGTGGAAACATCAAAGATCAGTTTATGCAATTACCATTTAAAGGACCAGACCAAACGTTACTTCAATTAATGGGAGTTGTAGTTAACGCCGGTCAACGATTCGCGAGCATCGCAGACTCACAAGTGGGCGACATGAATCAACAAGCGGCAGTTGGAACAACTGTTGCGTTATTGGAGCGTGGATCTCGTGTAATGTCAGCTATTCACAAAAGATTATACGTTGGATTAAAACATGAATTTAAATTATTAGCAGAAGTATTTAAAACTTATCTTCCACCAGAATATCCATATGA